TCAAGACAGTTAGGTATTTCCACCTTAGGAGCAGGATATGCACTATGGTTAATGCTTTTTCATAAAGATAAAAACATACTAACTCTTGCAACAACCCAAGCAACTGCACGAAATCTTGTAACAAAAGTACAGTTTATGTATGAAAATCTACCATCCTGGTTAACAGTACCGTCGGTAGAACATAATAAATTGTCATTAAGACTAACAAACGGGTCAAAAATACAAGCTAAATCATCAAATTCAGACTCTGCTCGTTCAGAAGCTGTATCATTACTATTAATTGACGAGGCTGCATTCATTGATAACATTGCAGAAACCTGGGGAGCAGCACAGCAAACGCTGGCAACCGGGGGAGGTGCGATTGTATTATCAACCCCGAACGGTACCGGTAACTGGTTTCACCAGACCTGGGTAAGAGCAGAAGCTAGAGAGAATGATTTTCTACCGATTAAACTACCTTGGTTTGTACATCCGGAGAGAGATCAGGCCTGGAGAGACAGACAGAACGAATTACTAGGAGATCCAAGACTTGCAGCACAGGAATGTGATACTGACTTTTCTACTTCTGGAGATACAGTCTTTTACGGTGAGTATCTAGAATTCTATCAACAGACTTACATTAAGGATCCGGTAGAGAGACGCGGTGCAGATCAGAATTTATGGATCTGGGAACCAGTTGATTACTCAAGATCCTACATGGTAGTAGCCGACGTGGCAAGAGGAGACGGAAAAGACCACTCTGCCTTCCATATTCTTGATATTGAGAACAACGTTCAAGTAGGGGAATATAAAGGACAACTTGGAACTAAGGAGTTTGGTCATTTACTAGTAGGAATTGCTAGTGAATATAATGATGCCCTACTAGTAGTAGAGAATGCATCCATAGGATGGTCAACCATTCAGACTATTATTGATAGAGGATACAGCAATCTATACTACTCCCCTAAGAATGGCAACATAACTGCCGAGACTTACTTCGATCAATACGATCCAAACTCAAGTCTAGTACCTGGATTCTCAATGAATGCAAGAACAAGGCCAATTGTAGTGGGTAAATTCCAAGAATATGTTAATGAAAAAGCAGTAACTATTCAATCTAAACGTTTACTTGAGGAGATGAAAGTCTTTATCTGGAAGAATGGTAGAGCAGAAGCACAGCATGGTTATAATGATGACTTAGTAATGTCGTTCGGCACGGGAATGTACATCAGAGACACTGCTTTAAAGTTTAGACAGCAGGGAATGGACCTAACTCGTAATATTCTAAACAATATCACAACCTCAAAACCGACTTACGAAGCTGCTTACCTACCTTCAAACGTTAGAAATCCATACGAGATGGATAATGGCATAGGAGGGAAAGAAGATATAAGTTGGATTTACTAACTATTTATACTATATTAATAAGTAATAATGGCAGACACTAGTGTATTTTCGAGACTACGTAGATTATTTTCAACAGACGTAATAATAAGAAACGTTGGAGGGGATCAAGTAACAGTCGCCGACACAAATCAAATCCAAATGTCAGGTGAGCTGGAGAATAACTCCTTAGTTGCCAGATACAATAGAATTTACACAACATCACCAACCTCATTATATGGGTATCAGTCCTCTTTCAACTACCAAACTTTAAGGACACAGCTTTATTCTGAATACGACGCTATGGATACTGATGCAATCATTGCTTCAGCCTTAGATATCCTTTCGGAGGAATCTACCCTAAAGAATGACATGGGGGAAGTTCTACACATCAGATCAAATGATGAGAATATCCAGAAGATTCTTTACAACTTATTTTATGATGTTTTAAATATTGAATTTAATTTAAGCTGGTGGATTAGGAATATGTGTAAATACGGTGATTTCTTCTTAAAGCTAGAAGCTTCAGAGAAGTACGGTGTTTATAACGTAATCCCATTTGCAGCATTTAACATAGAAAGACAAGAACACTACGATCTAGAAAATCCAACTGCTGTTAGATTCAGATACGATCCTGATGGTCTATCTGCCGATACTTATGGATATTTTAAGACCCCTGGTCAGCACGATGCTAAATCTATTTACTTTGATAATTACGAAATGGCTCACTTCCGTTTATTAACGGATGTAAACTTCCTACCTTACGGACGGTCTTACATTGAACCTGCTAGAAAATTATTTAAGCAGTATACTTTAATGGAAGATGCGATGTTAGTTCACAGAATTGTGAGAGCTCCTGAGAAGCGTATTTTCTATATGAACGTTGGCGGTATTCCACCATCAGAAGTAGAGAACTTTATGCAGAAGGCAATCTCCAAAATGAAGAGAACTCCTTATATTGACCAGCAAACAGGTGAATATAACCTAAAATACAACATGCAGAACCTTATGGAGGATTTTTATATCCCTATGAGAGGAAATGATACATCAACTAAGATTGAAACCTTAGGAGGATTACAGTATGATGGTATAACGGACGTAAATTACTTAAGAGATAAGTTATTTGCTGCATTAAGAATACCTAAAGCATTCCTTGGTTATGATGAAAAGCTACAAGGAAAAGCTACATTAGCTGCAGAAGATATTCGCTTTGGTAGAACTGTAGAGAAAATACAGAGAATCATGGTTTCTGAGCTATACAAGATAGCATTTGTGCATCTATACATTCAGGGATACAGAGATGAAGCATTAACTAATTTCGAATTATCATTAACCACCCCTTCTATCATTTATGATCAGGAAAGAGTAGCGTTGCTAAAAGAGAAAATGGATCTTGCCAGTCAAATGATGGATTCTCAATTAATTTCTTCTGATTGGATCTATGATAACATCTTCCACTTAAGTCAGGATGAGTATGATGAGATGAGAAGCTTAGTTAGAGAAGATGCTAAACGTAAATTCAGACTATCACAAATTGAAAACGAAGGAAACGATCCTTTAGAATCTGGAGAGACTTACGGAACCCCGCACGATATTGCAACAGCATACGGTAAGGGTAGAGTCTATACTAGACCAGGTAACGTACCTGATGGATATAATGAAGATGAACCAGAAATGGGCCGTCCTCAAGAGAAGGCATCGTTTATCAATGGCACAAACGATCCTTTAGGACAAGATAGACTTGGGAGACAGGCCAATAAGGTGGATGACCAGCAGGGGTACGGTAGAGATAAAACATCACCGTATGCAATGGAGGCTACCAAGAGACAGTTCTCAAAATACACCAAGGTACTAGAGGAAATACCGGCTAAGAAAAAGATGATTTTTGAATCAGAAAAGAAAGCAGGTGGGTTATTAGATGAAAGTCAAATTAGGGAATAAGATTTAACACATATTTATTAAAAACTATACGTTGATGCAAATCAAACACTCGAAATTTAAAAATACAGGGCTTCTTTTTGAACTTCTGGTAAGGCAGATCACCTCCGATACGTTGGAAGGTAGAAACTCTGTCGCTATCAATATACTCAAAAAGTATTTCGTTAATACGGAGTTGGGGAAGGAGTATAGATTATACGAGCAATTAACTGCTTACAAAAACCTTAGTGAATCTAAAGCTGAGATGATCATCAACACCTTGGTTGAAACTTCAACTAAGTTAAAAAGATCTGAGATTAGAAAACAAAAGTATAATCTAGTTAAGGAAATTAAAGATGCTTATAATGTAGATAAATTCTTCAAAGCAAAAGTAACTAATTATAAGATTTTTGCAGCATTAAATAATTTAATTGAAAATCAATCCTCAGAGGAAGTAATGCCTGAGACTGTGATTGGTAATAAAATGACACTCCTTGAGCATTTAACTAAAGTACCAGTTGTTATTCCAACAGATGCACTTTTAGAAGAATACAAAGGGTACAGTAAAGATTTAAGAGGCTTAACTTACAAGTTACTTTTAGATAAATTTAACGAAAAGTACGACCACCTTAACCCCCAGCAGAAAGAAGTATTAAGGGAAGTTATTACAGCTGTAGATAATACAGATAAATTAAAAGAATATTACAATACAAGAATTATAGAGTTTAGAGAAACTTTAAAACAGAAGATTAAAACTAACACAGACAAGGTAATGCAAATTAAACTTGTGGAAGTTTTAAAGTACGTTAAGCCTCTATCCAAGACTGATAAGGTTACTAACGATTGCATCATTGATTTACTTCAGTATTACGAGTTAGTAAACGAACTATAAAGATGACTGCTAAGGAATTTAGACAGCAGCTTAAGGAGCTTATCGAGGAAGAATCCTCCTCCGGAGCAGCAGGTGGATATATGACCCCTTACGCTTTCAACCCTAATAAGAAAGCTAGCGGAACATCCAGAAACTATTACCTTAAACAAGGATACAAATTAGTGGATAAAGCTAAGGTACGGAAAGCAGCAAAGGGAATGGTATACACAGATCTTTGGAAATAAACAACCCCTATTTATAACATATGAAAAGCCTACAAAACGAATACAATTTGATTAAAGAAGGTAAAGGTAATAAAGAGCTTTTTATCAAAGAAGCTAGAACCTTATTCCCTAATATAGTAACAAACGTACTTACATTTGATCAAGCAATACACAACCTAAATGAGAGAGGAATTATCTCTGAAGGTTTTACCGGGGAATTATCACAAAGAGCAAGCGAACCTAACTGGTTTAAAATCTTTAGTGAAAATACAGAAGCAGTTAAAGCTACTTTAAAAGACACTGATAAAGCAGTAGTTGAAAAAGAGACTGCCGGATACAACTACGAAGATAAGAAGAATAATAATAATATTTCAACCAATGAACTTTTATCAGGTTATTATGCTGAGATGAAAGATCCTAAAAATGCAGATAAGACGGAAGACGAACTTAAGAAGATCGTATTTAAGAACCTTGAAAAGGATCCAATGTATTACATCAAAGATGGAGCATTTGGCGTTAAGGGTATCGGATATACTCAGGATGCTCCTGGTTTAGGAGCTACTAAAGAAGTAACCGGGAAATACAAATCTTCAGGAATGGAACCTGTTAAATTAAATGAAGCAATGTACGGTAGTTCTGACGGAGATTATGAAGCAGATCAAGAAGCCGAGCAAATAGCTTACTATTACTATGATAAAGGTCTTGAAGCCTATAGTGAAGGAGACTTTTTAAGAGCAGAAAACTTTAGAAGAACTGCTTTAAGGCACGGAAGTTACTTAGGGTGGAATGATACTGAATTACCTCCTTATGATAAGAGTCACAGTCTAGAAGAAGCTTCAACCTCAACAGCAAATGAACTAGCATCTTATATTGGAGTTTTACAGAAGCAAATTAAAGCTGAAGATGATCCAAAGAAGTTAAAAATGCTTAAACAGGATCTTGAAGATACAAAAGAGGAACTAGCCAAAAAGAATATGACAGAAAATAAACACACTCTTTCAGAAGCTAAGAAAAGAGCAATAGACAAACACCTTGCCGAAATCGATAAATTAGGCGAAGTTGCCGCTCTTGAATACAAGATGGGTAAAGTTCAAGAAAAGATTGAAGAGCTGAAAAACAGATTAACTATGACCGAAAGTGATGACATGAAGGACATGGTTGATAAAAAAGCAATCGGTGAAATCAAGAAAGATATTGCTTACCTTGAAAAGACAAAGAAAATGTATGAAGGTAAAAAAGCTAAAGCAGCTAGAAAAGTTTCCGGTCATACAGCAAAACCCCAAGCCGCACATGAAGAAGAAGTACTTGATGAAGCTCAAGCACCTGTTTGGGAACAGGCTATGAAAAGCGTATTGAAAAAGAGGGGCTATTAATAATGAACAAGAACTTACTTATTGAGACTATCTCATTTAATCCAAAACCCTTAAGCCTTTCTGAAGGTAAGGGTGTGAGTGGATTACCGCTTGTAGAAGGTATCTTAGCAACTGCCGAAGTAAAGAACGGTAACGGTAGGTACTACAGCAAGAAGATCTGGGATAGGGAAATCGATAAGTATATGGACTCTGTTAAGACTAATAGAGCAGTCGGAGAATTAGATCACCCGGAATCTTCTGTTATTAACCTTAAGAACGTTTGCCACAATATCAAAGACATTTGGTGGAACGGTGATCATATTATGGGTAAGATTGAAATCCTGCCAACTCCTTCTGGTAACATTTTACAAGCTTTGATCAACTCCGGTATCACCGTTGGTGTATCTTCAAGAGGGATGGGATCAGTAAAACAAATGGGAGAGACATTAGAGGTACAAGAAGATTTTGAATTACTATGTTGGGATTTTGTATCCACACCATCAAATCCAGGATCTTGGATGGCACCTTTGAATGAAAGTTTAAATACAGCAATTAAGAATAACAATAAAGCAAACGATATTATCAGAGAGATTCTATGTGCTCACGGTAATTGCCCAATAGTCTAAACTTTTTGCTAATAAAATTTTTAAGACCCTCTAAAAAAAATAGAGGGTTTTCTTTTTTTAGTAAAATAGCTCTATTTATGAATATATGTGCCGGTTCTGAATACGGTACTACAATTTTTACAGAACAATTATTACGCTCTTAACAGTAAGCGTACTTCCCAAACAAAAATTATTATTAGGAAAAAAATGACAAACAGAGATTTATTAAAAGAAGCGATTGCGGATGCAAAAGCGGTTAAGGAGGTTGCTATTACTAATGCAAAAGCTGCATTAGAGGAAGCCTTTACACCACATTTAAAATCAATGCTAGAACAAAAATTAGCAAGTATGGAAGAAGAAAACGACTACGTAGCAGAGGAATCAATGCACAACACTAAGCGACACGGCAGAAAAGAAGTTGCAGAAGTTGCTCACGACGAAGAAGACATCGACTTAGAAGAACTCTTAAGAGAACTTGAAGGCGAAGATGCAGAAGAATCTGAAGAAGATTTAGAAGATGCTGCTGACGACTTAGAGGATGCTGAAGAAGATGAAGAAGAAGATGAAGAGTTAGATTTCGACAACATGACTGCTGAAGATTTGGAATCTTTCATTGGTAAAGTGGTAGACGAAATGATTGCTGCCGGTGAACTTGAAGGAGGACACGAAGGCATGGAAGATGAAGCAGGTGCAGAAGATGAAATGATGATGGAAAGTCAAACAGTGACAGACCTTATCACTATGTTATCTGATGCGGGTATTGTAGACAATGCAAATGCAGCTAAAGCAATTATTGTTGGTTTAGGTGCTGCTGGCGTTGGAGCCGGTGCAGCATTAGCCACTGCAGTTCAAGCAATGGTGAAGAAGATGAAAGGTAAGACATCTGAAAATTTGAGAGAATCTCAAATGATGACAGACCTTATCACTATGTTATCTGATTCTGGAATTGTCGATAATGCAAATGCTGCAAAAGCAATTATTGTTGGTTTAGGAGCAGCAGGTGTAGGTGCCGGTGCAGCACTAACTACTGCAGTTCAAGCAATGGTAGCAAAAATGAAAGGTAAGACAGAGGAACAATCAATGATGCAAAACAAAAAACCAGTTAACGAGATCGTAATGACTACTGCAATCCTTGCAACTCTAGGACTTATTGGATCTATTATGGGTGGTGCTTGGGCAAAAGCATCAGCTGACGAAAAAGCTGAAATTGCTAAGAAAGCTGAAGAATTTACTAAGAGTGGTAAATCACCTGAAGAAGCAGCTAAGATGGCAATCGCAGCTGTTAAAGGAGAAGGCGGGAAAGCTTATGGAGGTCAATATGGTGACAAAGGCAAAGCCGTTGGATCTGCAGGATCTGCTATGACAGAAGAAACTGAACTCGAAGAAGCTCTCAACGTAATCAACACACTGAGATCAGAATTACATGAAATTAATCTTCTTAATTCTAAATTACTTTACACTAACAAAATTTTTAAAGCTAAGAACTTATCAGAAGCACAAAAAGTACAGATACTTACTGCATTCGATAATGCTGAAACAGTGAAAGAAACTAAGTTAGTTTATGAAACTCTAAGCTCTAACTTGAACAAGTCAAGCAAAAAAGAGTTGGTAAAAGAAAACAGATCATTTGCATCTAAAACAATTAGTGGTACATCAAACAAACAGCCTGTGATGGAAACTAGTGCAATGGTAGAAAGGTTTCAAAAACTTGCAGGCTTAAAATAAAACAAAACACATTAAAAAAAAATGTCAAACGTACAAAATTTACTAGAATCTGCTAACCCCTGGCAGTCTTTGCAATCTGACGCTGCTCGATTGTCAAAAAAATGGGGAGCTACTGGCCTTTTAGGAGGCATCGGTAACGAAACTGAAAAAAATAACATGTCTATGATTCTTGAAAACCAAGCTAAACAGTTGGTTATCGAGCAATCTCAAACAGGAACTGGAGCATCTTTTACCGCAGGTACGGGTGAACAGTGGGCTGGTATTGCATTACCTTTGGTACGTAAAGTATTTGGTCAAATTGCTGCGAAGGAATTCGTTTCAGTTCAACCAATGAACTTACCTTCCGGTCTTGTATTCTTCTTGGATTTCCAATATGGCACTAACAAGAACCCTTTCACCTCTGGTGATTCTATGTATGGTCAATCTTCTGCTAACTTCGGTAACACCTCAAACGGTGCTTTATACGGTGCAGGTAGATTCACATACTCTACTAACCAATTCTCATCTTCTGTTGCTACTACAGGATCTGCTAACGGCGGTGTTCCTCCAGTCGTTACTGCAGGTAATGCTTTAATCACCACTGCTTCTTTTACAGAATTAAACTTTAGCTCTGAATATTCAGCTTCTGTTGCTGGTAACAGAATCTACAAAGTTACTGTTCCAACATCTTCTTTAGGTTCTGATTTTGATCCTTTAGCAGTTCGTGGCTTCCTTTATACAAGCGGTAGTTTAACAGTTGCTACTTTATTACAAGAGTTTACAGTATTGTCTGGCGGAAACATTTTGTTCTTCCATACTGGTTCTACAACTATCCCTGCATCTCAAGGTGGTCTTGGTCTTCTTGAATTTAACAAATTGACTAAAGACAATGCAAGAGGTGATTTCGAAGCTGGTGCATCTTACGCTGTTCCAAACAGTGAATCTCCATCTGAGATTGTTATCCCTCAGATCAACGTTCAAATGAGATCTGAAGCCATTGTTGCTAAAACCAAGAAATTGAAAGCACAATGGACTCCTGAATTTGCACAGGATTTGAATGCTTAC